ATGTCACATTCCTATAGCGCTAGACCCTCCCCGCTAGGTCATCACAACCAGGCCAGGGCTGGGTACTTCAACTTAGAATACCAAACATTAAAAAAGGGCCAATAACGGCCCTTGAAGTATGTCAGGTTGGGGTCAACCGAATGCTCGCTGGAACAGTTCTTCACGGGTAAGTGAGGACAAGTCTTCACCGGTAACACCGTTAGAGTCAGTGCCGCCGTAGCCGATACCAGCACCAGATCCCTTGTTACCCTTAAAGAAGGTACCGTAGATCGGGTGGTTTTTGAACTGGCCCAGGTAGTCCTCAGGGTTGACACGACGGCCCGAATCCTTGTCAAGGATCGGATCGCCAGCACTGTCAATCACGGTCACGCTGCCGTCGACTTCAAGACGAAACTGGCCACCAATTTGATTTGCTAGCATATCAAAGAAAGACACACCATCAGCCGAATCGGTGCGGCCGCCAGCGGAGAAGAATACCTTTTCAAGGGCGTAGCGCTTACGGAACTCTTGCAGTTCGCGATGGGCAGCATCTGCCTTCTTTGCAGCTTCAGCAGCTTGGCCGCCATACTTCTCTTCAAGTAGAGCAGTGCGTTCATCCGCAGCGGCTTTCTCGCGGGCGGCGATCGATGCCTCCTCCTGCAGCTTGCGGTACTCGTCGGGATTGATCTGCGCAAACTTTTCTAGTTGCGCAGCTTTTTCCTTTACTTCTTTCTCGTAAATTTTACGAGCTTCGCGTTCAGACTTCAAAGCCTTCAACAGGTTTTGAACTTCGTCTTCGCTATAAGCTTTGCCTTCGCCAACATCAATGTTGTCGGGGCTAGTATTAGGCATCGCGCTTGTCTCAAGCGACTGTGCGTTGTCTTCGGGCATTTTGCTAGGCGTCACGCCTATAGGGCGAAATAGTGTGCCTATTAACTGTTAATTTGTTTTAATATATTTACCCATACTGATACCAAGTATTGTTGCCTAGCGGTCCACTCGTCCACCGGTAAAGGATGGCAACCTCGGTCTCCATCATCGCCTGCCCCCCGGCATTGTAGCCGTAGCTGCCATATGGTTGCGGGCCACCGCCACAGGTGGACTCTCCAAAGTTATTATGGTTACAAGGAGCACATCCACAGCAACAAGCGCAAAAAGGTGGCGCACAGCCCAATGTAAACAATATGCCACAAGTTCCATTGTTAAAATTATCCTGGCATCCACCACAATTATTAAAAGCTCCGTTTATGGTTATATATGGCCACCATCTGTAAATGACAGTGCCGTTGCCAGTATTGCATCGAGTAGAACGGGCATTATAAACATTTCCATCATTGCCATAGTACTCATACCAGCCGAATTTGGGTAATGGATCATTCACGCCGATGGTAAAGTTGAAGACCATTGGCGAGCCGCTAGAGACTATTGCCGCCGGAGCAGCAGTACTGCCCACCTGGGCTAGCACTGCTTCATAGTTTGCATTACATGTTTTTACCAGCGGACAAGAGCATAGTGAAGTGGCTCCACCAGCAAAATTAACTGTTGCCTGTGCTAGGGCATTGAGATCCCCGCTAAGCTTGTACGTCCTTTTGACGCCGTATTGAACTTGCAAGTTGCCCGTACAGTCTCCGGCGCCACTGCCAGCCAGGCCCCTGCAGCCACCTTGGCACTCCTGAGTGTATGGATTAAAGGTTGCGAAGTCAAGGCACTTGCACGGGTCGTTGCAGTCATAGTATTGCCCCGTAAAGGTTCCGGTCGTAGCTTGGCATTTTGCCTCACATTTATTTAAATCAGGCGGACACAACCCCAGGACAGTTGTCTGTGAAGGCATTACCTACTCCACTTATTTTTGGGGCACAACATCTTGGGTGGCCCGGCTACCCAGGTCTTGGCTTCCATGAAGCATCCACACTCGGAGCACCTTTTTGATTCTTCTATAAAGTGTGGACAGGCTTTACATGTTTCGAATCGCTCTTGCCTAATTTCCCTGGATACTTTTCCACTGACAACAGCCTGCTTTGCTGTCTGAACAAACCCCTTGGCCATCTGGCCAATATTCGCTTTTACTCCCGTGTCATGGTCAACCTCAGAACGCTTGACGTATTTATTTGTCGTAGCCTGTAGCTCTACTCCGGCTACGTTCCTTTCTTTCGGCCACGCAGAACATGGTCCGGTTGGCAGGGCTCCACCGCTTCTAAGATCCTCGATGGAATTTATCACAAAACTAGAAAATCTGACCTATTATACCTACTAGATCGTTATCCGAAGTATTCCGCTAGCATCCCAAACTATCCTGTATTCGTCGCCAACCGGAGCGGACACAACCTCTCCAAAGTTAACATAAAACAATGGAGGATCATCTACGACTGTGTCATTGTAAACCATAGCATGGGAAGCTGAAAGCGTAGCGGTTGACACTGTCCAGATTACGTTATCGGCATCCAGCATTGCATCATTGGTGGTTACCTGAGTCACCGCCCAGCCAGTGATAATTTTATCATCTTGAGTATAGCCATACTGAGTTGCCAATTGCGTCGCACCAGTTTCGGCAGCAGCTTTTGTTGTTGACGCCGCCGAAAAGGTAAACGCTGAGTATAAATTTACTTTATAAGTGTGGCTAGGTAAGAAAATTCCACCGGCAATTTTAGGCAAGGTATGGTCATAGATACTAATCGTTACGGCCATAATAAATACTTACCTAGCATAAATTACCGAATAACCCAAGCTGTTTACCATGTGCTAAGATCCACTTTTTGCCATTGATTAGTGCCTGTTGCTATCAGCAATGCGTCCTCGTCCCTGGCGAGCTCGCCGTTGCGACCGGGTTGAGTCCTGTAGACGACATCGGAAGTGCGCGACGCCCTCTCGGCAGCGGCCCACTCTAAAGTGCCGGAATTCCACTTCAGATACTGATTAGAAAGTGCGGTACTAGCGGATGGACCAACATCATCAAAATCCCTAAACTCAAATGCCGTAGTCTGCCACTGGGTAGATGTCCCATTAGTTCCTAGAGATATATGGCGATTACTTGGGTTTGAATGGGCTTTTATTGGAAGCGGATACGGACCGCTTGTCCCACTGTTCGGAATATATAGAGCAGCACCTTTGGTAACTCTGAATTCATCGATGTATCCATTGAACCTGTAGCCAGCAGCAAGTGGAGAGCCGCCAACGGTTAGGGTCGCATCGGTGGATGGCCTAAGGGGAGTCGCTACCGACGATAACGTGGTTGTTCCATTCGCGAATATATACCAGTTGGTGCCGCCGTTCCAGCAAATCCCAAGATGTATCCATGCGTTTAGACCTACTCCTCCTAACGCGAGGTTAACACTACTGCCAGCCACGGCGAATCTTACGCTAAGCTGAGCGGATGTATTCGTTCCAAAGGTCCAATGGCTGCCAGTCGGGCCCACCGTAGCATTGGGCCCGCCAGCCATGGCTATTATTTGGTTCGTGTTATAGCCAAGTTGGTATATCCATGCCTCTATGGTAAATGGTGCATCAAAAACATCTACGGCGTTTGGACCGCCTACAGTCAGATAGGTACCATCAACATTATTGAAATAGGCAGAAGTTCCACCAAATTTACTCTGTGCCGTACTGATTATTGGTGAACCGCTTGGCGTCACAGACAGATTGTTGAGGGAGCTGTCCGCAAAAGTGCCGTCAAAATGTAACAACGCTGCTGTTGTACTCTGTATCGGCAGCAATGCTTTAATTGCTTCTGGAACGGTTGATTTACCAGTTCCGCCTTTCGCGATTGAAACTGTGCCTGATATTTTGCTATTCTGAATAGTCCCATCTGGTATTTTAGCCGTGGTAACTGAATTGGCGTTCAGCACCATACTTGATGCACCCTCACCATTATTGCTGACTGTTATAGAACCTTTGTTTTCATTTTTTATATGACCAATAATTCTTTCGCTGGAATTATCAGCATCTAAAGAATGTAGATAAACACTACCAGCCTGTCTCTCGCATATCAACTCACCAGGTAAACAAGTATCTGTTCCGCCCGGTTCGATCGCAGTAGCTATCTGAACCTCGGAGTCTGCTGTACTCTTGTGCGCTATATGCTCGGGCTGGATTGTCATCAGGGTTTGAGATTGATTAAATTTTATCCAGTAGCCTAAGTCAGTTTACCCGTTCGGGAACGTGGTATCGGGCCTCGTGAAATCAGATACGTAGCGAGCCACGCCTTTCGTAATTCGCAGGTCATCAATATAACCCAAGAAATTTATGCCAATAGCACTACTGGTAAGGCCAGTCACGTCTACCGTGCTATTGAAAGAAGGCAATGTAAAGGAAGTTGAGCTACCGCTGGCCATGCTCTTCTGAGAGCCATTAACAAATATCCTGCACGTGCCTGAACTTCTGGTAAATGCCACATGAATCCAGGTATTGAGACAAACCGCTTGGGCGATATCTACGCTGTATATATCAGAAAGAGTGCCAACGTTTAAGCTTGCTTGTAACCTGTATCCAAATCCAGCATCTCCATACCTGAAGACAAATCCAGAGCCACCATAGTTAATAGAGAATATCGTTGGATTATTTGCGTAAACATATGGCACGGCACCACTCGTAGTAGATGTGACGTAAACCCAAGCTTCAACTGTAAAGTCGCCTGTTCCAAAGGCAAAGCCACTTGGTGTCCCCGTCGAGAGGTAGTCGCCAGTCCCATCAAAGAAAGCGCTCGAGCCACCAAATTTACTTCGCGTTGTACTGATCTGAGCGTTGCCGAAGGGAGTTATGGTCAAGCTATTCAGACTGCTATCAGCGAATGCCGTGCTACCATTCGTGCCATTAGCACGTAGTAACAAACTGACATTACTGAAACTCGGATCGGTTACCACTGGATCGGGAACGTCGGGGAATGCAGTAGTACGTGGAATAAAATCCCCCACATAGCGGGCCACCCCCTTGGTGATACGAAGGTCGTCAATGTTGCCCTGGAAGTTCGTGCCAATCGTGACATTCGTCAGACTAGTTACGTTTGCTGTGCTGACAAAGGAAATAAATTGGAAAAAGGCTGAGCCAGTGCCCACGGACAGGTATTGTTGATTGCCGTTAATGAATAATCGGCAAACGCTTGAACTTCTAGTGAAGGCAATATGAACCCAGGTGTTCAGGTACGTAGATTGCGAAATATTCGCGTAGTAAGTATTGGCCGCCGTGGCAGAATCGAGAGTTACCTGTAATCTATACACATACGGAGAAGCGCTGTCCGCATACCTGACAGTAAGGGAGGTACTCCCATAATTCATTGTCAATATCTGGGGAAATGATAAGGTGCTAGCCGTGATACGGACCCAAGCCTCGACTGTGAAGTCCCCAGTCCCGAAGGTTAGGGCACTTGTTATTGCGGGAGAAAGGAAGTCGCCCGTTCCATCGAACAGCCCACTCGAACCCCCGAACTTGCTTTGAGCAGTACTAATCTGTGCATTGCCGCTGGGAGTGACTGTCAACGCGTTAGGACTGCTGTCCGTAAATGTGGTGCTACCGTTGCTGCCATCCATGTGCAACAGGAGTCCAACGTTCGCGAAATGAGGGTCGGTTGACGACTCTGGTGGTACCGCTGTTGGGGCGGGTGGAAACGCGAAAGCCCTTGGCGTAAATGCTGTCCAGTAGCGTGCCACTCCCTTGGTTATCCTGACTTCGTCTATCCAACCCATGAAAACATTTCGAAAAGTATCAAGGTTGGTAAACGGCGTGTATGCTCCAATTCTCATAGGGGCGGTGGTTGCTGGGCAGAAGTCTGTAGTTATCGAAGTATCTGTTCCCACCTGTGTTCCATTAACAAACAGGCGGAGTACGTTGCCATTGCGTACTGCAGCAACGTGGTACCATACGCCCGCTGTCGAGAATGCGAAAGCGCCCGAGGCTGATCCCTGGGTCCCGCCACCGCTATTGAAGCCCCACAAGAATTGCAGGGCACTGGTACCAGCGTAAAAGCTGAACACGTTTTCAGTAGTCGAAGCATTGGATTGAGAAACTATAGCGTATGTACTGGGTCCCTGGCCATTGACGAGAGTTGGTCTAATCCAGGCCTCTATTGTAAAGTTTCCAGTGCTAAAATGATGTACGCTACTTGCTGGGAAGGTTACGAAACTACCAACGATACCCGGTCCCTCGACACCATTGAAGTATACACTTGCGCCGCCAAACTTGCTTTGTAAAGTGCTAATAAATGCTCCATTTTGAGCTGATTGCGTTCCATCGAACCTATACTGACTATTATCAACAAAACTATTGCTGCCATCTGCATTATCAAAGTGAACCAGTAGAGTAGTATTGTTAAAGAATTCATCAGCAACTCCAGCCAAGGGGGGATAAGTGAAACTAGCAGTTGTCATCGAAGGCGATCTTAATAGCGTGTAATTCCACGCGCTATAGGGAATGCGTCGCCATGTATTTGTCGCGGTACAGATATAAAGGTACTCCAGATCTTTAGACACTTGACCAGCCTTCCCGAGTGCAGTTGGACTAGCTGGAGTTGGCCAAGATATGTTTTCAGTTGGAACCCAGTTAGAGCTGGTCGAGTCCCACCTAAGGCACTGGTCATTTTCGGCGATAGTCTGAGGCAACGCGCTATTGACGATCTGGGCTCCGCCAACGGAAGTTATAGCTAATGCATTAGTACTAGAATCCGTAAATGTTGTCGAGCCGCTAATCCCGTCCATTCGAAGCAGCGCACTGACACTGGACCAGTTCGGGTCACTGACTCCCTCCAGGAAAGGCGCGGTGGGCGTGAAGTCCGCGCTATAACGGGCGACACCTTTCGTGACCCGGAAATTATCCAAGTAGCCATTGAGGAAGTAAGAGGCCGCGTCGCCCAGTCGCCCTATTACGCAGCCAGTGGCGAGCGATAGGGTTACGCTATACGAGTACTCCGAATCCCTTATCCCGTTAATGTAATAGCGCCATGTCGTACCGCTTCGAACCAAGGCGATATGATTCCATTGATTCAGGGGAATTGTGGATGCCGATAACGCTCTGTCAGCACCATTCGAGAAAACCTGAAGCTTGCCCGTCGATGTGATATACCACACCATTGCGTTGACCCTTGAACCCGTGCCGCCGATCGGAATGGTGTCAAAAATTGAGTAATTATTATAAGAAGTTATATATATCCAAGTCTCAACCGTGAAATCACCGGTCCCAAAGGCAAGAACAGCGTTTGCCGGCAACGTTAGATAGCTGCTGGTTCCATTGAAGAAGCCAGCATTGCGACTGGCAGTGACAAGAGTATTTACATCGTTTAAAGCATTTACCGAAACAATGCCACTGCCAGAGGACAGCCCATAGGTTTGCCAAGTAATATTTGAGCCATCCGTAGTCAATACCTTGTTAGTATTACCGGCCTGACTTGGCAATAATGCGCTAATAGCAGCATCTCTTGTAGCCTGGCCCGTGCCACCATTCGCAATTGCTACTGCAGCGGATAATTTCGTATCAACAATAGTACCATCTAGAATTTTTGAATTAGTAACGGCGCCATTGTTCAAAACAAAGCTAGTAGATCCGTAACCATAGTTTGTTACGGTTAGAGAACCTTTGTTCTCATTCTCAATTCCGGCACTTAATTGAGCGACTGTTCCACTTGTAGTATTCGCTAAGATCCTAACCTCTCCGCTTGCTCTTTGCAGCACTACTTCCCCATTTACTAGCTGATTGAGGTTGGTCTCGAATGGGGTGGCCTGTGGCGTAAAATTAGACGGGTAGTGAGCAAAGCCTTTAGTAACTCTAAGCTCGTCAATATAACCGCTAAAGGGAGAGCCTGATTCGTTGTTGCTGATACCTACAAGCACATAGGGAGTTGGGCTTGCGTAACTTGTTGCATCAACATAAGTTGAACCAACCTGTGTGCCATTTAGGAACATCCTCGTTGATCCAGAACTTCTGCATACGGCAACATGGCTCCAAACATTGGCTGGAACCACTGAAGTCGTTGCTATCCTCTCGACAGACCCACTGCCAATAAAGCTCAAATAACTATTCGCTGTAACCCCTATCGCCAGCCCGCCAGTGGCCAGTCCCTGACTACCATCGTACAACCGCTGCAAAGCAGTACCCACTCTGTAAACCCACATTTCAATGGTGAAGTCACCCGTACCAAAGGCGAACGCCGCAGACGGAAGAACTCTTAAGTAGTCACCAGTTCCGTCAAAGAATATGCTGCTTACGCCAAACTTACTTTGCGCTGTGCTAATCCTGGCATCGCCGAGGGCCGTTACTGTTTTCGGGACGCTGCTACTGTCGATTATTGTTGTACTGTTATTAACACCGTCTCCATGCAGGAGAAGGGAGTCGGCCGTTAGGTTTCCTCTAGTTGCCTCAACACTGTCTGTTGTATTTTTTAATACAATTCGTTGCGGAAATACCGACATCTAGGCTTTATAGCTTAAATAGGATGCCCTAGGTTACTGTGAATGTAAATATGCCATTCGCGTTCCAGCCTATTCGGAATTGCTGCCCGTCACTAACTGATTCCATTGCATCAAAGTTCACGAAAGCCACCGGAGGTTCGCCGGCGTCTGACGCATTGTATAATATAGCATACGCCGCCGTTATAGAGCCCCCTGCTGCGGTCCACACAGCATCGTCTGCGTCGAATTTTGCGTCATTTGTCGTAACCGTGCTCACGACTACGTTTGTAAGTGTTTGGCCGCCAGTCGTGTACCCAAAACTGTTAGCGGTCTCGGTGCCACCTGTAGAGGCCAAGGTCGTATGAGTTCCATCAAATGTTGCTGCTGTTAGCAATTTTACCTTGTAAGTATCAGACGGGCTATTTGCACCATTAAGGAACCTGAGTAAAGTATTATTATAAATACTGACGGTAACTGGCACCTTAAAAGCCTAAACTTTCCGGTTAGTTTGCCTAATGATTATTTAACTGGGAACGCGGCTGTCGGCGGAGTAAAATCACTCGTGTACCTGGCCACTCCAAATGAAATACGAAGATCGTCAATGTACCCATTAAAATAAGCTACTCCGCATTGGCCTATACTGAGAACTTGCTGGTTTACCAGTGCGCCGACAGCGCTGCCGCTCGCTCTAAGGATGCCATCTACATAGACCCTAATTGAGTTAATTGATGGCTCGTACACCATCGCTAAATGATGCCAAGTATTTAGGGAAACAGCGTTGGCCGCAGTTGCGATATATTGCCAGTTACTGTAAAGTCCGCTTGGCTGGTAGTAATTAAATTTAACCACTCCATTATTTGTTGGACCAAAAGCCCAAAAAGAGTAATTTGGGCCAGTGGACATCGAGCCAACTGCACAGGAGTCCGTGCCAAAGTAGGTGGCTTGCGTAAACGCAATTGTTCGCACCCAGTATTCTACAGTAAAGTTTGTGCTAATCCAATTGCATAAGTTATTATCAATAGCGGTACGATATACTCTTGCGTTACCAGGAAGATACAAAGAAGTGCCGCCAAATTTTGAATGAGTGTTTGAGATGACAGCGCCGCCGCTTACGTTAAAGGCATAATTGTTATTGCTTATATCCGTAAATGTTGTGCTTCCATTCGCGCCATTCATCGGCATTGATAATGCGACACTTGAAAAACTGGGATCTACATTGCCAGCCTTAGGAATTTCTCCTAGTACGACTGTGTCTTTTGCTGGTGGAAGAATGATATTCGCCGGGCCCGGACGTTGTTTAAGGGCAACCGTTACTTGATTGTTTGGCGAGAAAGTCGCGTAGGCTCCAGATATGTAAGTTAGACCAGTCGAAGCGACGCCCGCAGTGAGCTTTCTTCCAGCATGAGCCTGGAGCATGCCGGCGATAGAGCCGCCATTGAATTCTTCATAATCGTAATACAATGCTGATTCCAGGGTCCCAGTGGTGGCGGTTTGGCATCCTCCTGTGGTTGCACAAGTTCCGCCCATAGTTTGGAAATAAAGAACCGCGCAATTATTGGTTGTAGTGGTAACGCTTAGTGGCTGAATATTCGTGGAAGGATTGGCGTAGCCAGCCGTTGCCCATGCGTCTACAGGGTTGCTTCCAGCAATATTCCTAAAGACTATTATCTGGCCGTCAAAATCACTATTATTTGTATTAGTCGTAACATTGGGTTCGGCATTGCTGGTCGCATACTTGTAATAGACCCGAGGAGAGCCCGAGGAATTGATCAGGGTCCAGCCAGCTATAGCATTGCCGACACCGCCAATGGTGACCAATATTCCTATATCGCCAGCAATATGACCAGCGGGCCATGGGATGGATGGCGTCCTGCTGGAGATCGGTGTTCCAATTCCAACCAGCTCTGGGACCGGGGCCCCGACCCTACTCGGACTATTTATTGACGCAGTAGAGTTGATTACCAGTGGCAAAATTTGAGCGTAGTTCCATGTCGACAATGGTGCCCTTTTCCACCTGTTGACGCCAACGCAAGAGTACAAATAGTTCGAATCGAATGCCAACTGTCCGGGGCGTCCAGTGTCGGTTGCCGACGCCGGGACCGTCGATGCTGGAATATCCTGATCTGGTACCCAATTAGACGTTGTCGAATTCCATACAAGACAGTCTCCATTCACTGGCGGATTAGTGACCGTATCAATATTTTCATATTCATTTAAAATAATCTTTTTTGAATCCCAAGAAAGAGTGGTCCCGTCGGTTGCGAGAACCTTGTCAGCATTGCCAGCTTGAGAGGGAAGCAGTGCGTTAATTGCCGCCGTAGCAGTCGTTTGCCCCGTACCTCCTTTTTCAATGCTTAGCGGGCTGGCAAACTTAATATTGGTGATGCTTGAGTCAGGGATATTTGTAGCAGTTACACTCCCATCATTTAAAACAAAGCTAGAAGGTCCTTCGCCAAAATTTGTAACAGTTAACGATCCCTTGTTCTCGTTCCTTGTCCTGGCACAAACCTGGACCACGCTACCGGATATGCTCAAGGAATAAAGACGAAACCCGTCAGATTCCCTATACATCAATAACTCACCAGGAACCAGGGGGCTTATTGATCCAGGTGCTGCCTCTGCGGTAAGAGTAGAAATACCAGTTGTGCTATTTTTGAAAACAATCCTTTCAGGAAATAGCGCCATATTATTTTAATATGAGATAGTATGCCGCCTAGCACCCTGGTTCGAGTGGATTTGTAATGCATTGCATTGTTGTCGGGTCGCATTTAGTGCATGCTTTGCAGTCATCGTTACATCTGCAGGCATTTAAGCAGGCCGCAGGCGGCTCCCAGTCCTGACAGGTCTCATAGTAATATCTAGTTTCATTCGTGACTGGATTGTAAAAATAGCCCGCTTCAGTAGTGGTGTAACCCGTAGGAGTGTACGGTATTGCCCTGTCTGGGTCATACTCGCCCGAGACGTCCTCGTAAACTGACGAGCACAATCCTCCCGGCTCTTGGCATTCCGAGCAAGGTGCGTCCGCGTATATAGTCTTACCATCTACGGTAATACTTTTTAGTAAAGCTAGTGAACCGTTTAAGCCGGGGGAGCAATGAATATATCCTGTAGGTTCTCCGCATTTCGTAAATGCTCGACAGGGCCAGCAAGCTTCATCTTCGTACCAATAGCCATCATCCGAACACAATTGACAGACTCGTGGCTCGTTGCACCAGCACGGCCCACTGTTGTTTAGCTTACATTTCGTTCCGCCAAAACCGTCGCTATTACAGCTTTCGCATTCATCACAATAATTGCCATCACAGCCGGCTGGTAGTGGGCTCGTTATATTGTTTTGATAAAATGATGTGCAAAATTGACTGCACTCTTTCTCTGAAGTGGGACAATCGCCGCAATTGCATATTACATATCCAGCACCAAATCGACAGCACCTAGTGCCGCAGCAGTCTTGCGCCAAACATGAAAGACCTGGAGTCGATTTTCCGCATTCACTTCCGCAGGAAGTCGTACCAGTTCCGCAGTCTTCACTTGCTTTTTGGGGATCAAGGAACGTGCATTTGTTGTTTATGCATGCATATCCCGACGCACACTCTTCCGTATTGTAGCATGCAGTTCCACCAAGGATAGCTCTGGTGACACCAGTACTCAGGAATTCCTCTGCGGCACCTGCTCTTGCCTGATTATACCTCCTAGAATCAAACCACGAAGAAAAGGAAGCCATGTCAGGCTGTGTTACTAGTTTTGCAGGGTAATAGTGCTGGCATTGATTATCAAGGTGCCCAGGCTGCTGACCGCGTCAAAGCCGAAATCGGTATAGGCTACCAGCTCGTCTGCTGATGATGCGCCACCCCTGGACTTGTAGTAGACGCAGCCGCGTGCAGTGATTGAGCTATTATTCCATGAGACTGCAGTAAATTGAATCACCACCTTGTCATTGACGGTGTCCTTGGTCACGGTCACGACGGGGGTGACGCCGCCAGCTATGTAGCCAACCCCGGTAGCTTCGTTGGTTACGTCAGAACGCTTTAGGTGGGTATCTTGATTTGGTGTATAAGCACTAGTTACCAGCATCACCTTGAAGGTGTCCGTGTCGAAGTCAATGGCGCCACGGGCGATATCGTCAATAGCCGAGTTATAGATCAGGGATGCCATAGGAAGCTCTAGTAATTGGCAAATGGTAAGGTCGGCGCGGTGTATGAACCCGTATAGCGGGCGACCCCTTTAGTCAGTCGCAGTTCATCCATGTAGCCGGCGAACGCATACGTGACTAAACCAGTCTCCCCCGGGATAGTGCCAATATTGATCTGAGGATTTGTGCTCGGCCTGGCCCTAGCCCCTAGTCCAAGAGCCTGACTTACGCCGTTGACGGCTATATGGGCGGTCGAGCCACTGACGGATACGGACAAGAACGCCCAAGCATTGGTTGGTATAAAGACACTACCGGTAGTCTGAACACTTACCGGACTTGCAGTATTGTTTGCAAGTTGCAAATTGATAAAACCTGCAGAACTAAGCTGAATCAGCGTGTGAATTCCAGTACTGTTATTCCAAGTAATAGCACCTCCGCCTGTAGAGAAAATCCTCATTCCCGAGGCTTTGGAACTTGTTATGTACATCCAAGTTTCAAACGTGAAGTCGGAAGTTACAATGTCATAATTAACATCATATGCACGGCTCAGGTAGTCACCAGTACCATCGAAGAACGCAGATGCTCCTCCAAACTTGCTAAAGTTAGCATTCATCTGGACATTGCCATTCGGGGTCAGATTCAGCCCGAAAGAGCTACTATCGACAAAGGTCGTACTACCGTTGGCGCCATCCATGTGAAGGAGCAGACTCACATTGGAGAAACTGGGATCACGGACCAGGGGCCAAGTGCCTGCCCTGCTTTGCAATGCCTGCTCGCGTCCAGTCCACACGCCAGGCGCAGTGGTAAGATTAGGACTGCGTAGCGCCCCGAGAAGGCCACCATTAAGCCCAATCATCAGCTAATCTCCTCGTAGCCGATGACAAGCTCCAGGTCGCCGACCAACGACGCTACGGCCCGCAGGCTATCACCTTCCTCCAAGTACAGATAAGCCTCGCGGGTCACCAGCAGTTGAGTCGCATCGGCGGGCACGCTGATGGTTTTGGCTAGGTAAAAGTCGGTAGCACCGTCGTAGATTGTTAGGCTGATATCGGCAGATGCAGCCCCATCAACGTTGGCGCAATAAACGCTATTGATCTTAAATACCTTGCCACTTGCGGCGCCATTGCTTAGCACACTGGCCAGTGACGCAGTTACGGCATAACGAGCTGTTCTGCCAATGATTGCTGTAGGAACTCTGAGATTAGGTGCTGCCATGGTTTAGTCTGCCCACCAGTAGGGGTAAATGTCGGACTCAGTCTCGTAAGACTGGGCGAACCAGTCTCCATAATAGCTGTCTGTTGGTGTTACCTGTACACTGCCCGTATCCAAGGTGATTGTAACTGTGTATTCGACACCGCCTACATTTATATTTAGCGGTGGATCGCCCAACGAGGAGTAGAAGTTCAGGTTCGAGTCATAGGGGAGCCCAGTTCTGGAATCTATTGTTTTAGAGATACCGACAACAGGTTTCCAAGTGAGTGTTCCGCTAATGTTTACTACTACATAGAGCACTGCAGTCGAAACGCCCAAGCTATTTGCCTCAACCACAGAGACGACCTGCCCCTCCCTCTGTGGTTGCTGCGTGATTTCAGTATAAATATCCTGGTTCGCCGTGACCCCAGTAGCCAAGGCAGGGGCGTCAATCCAGCCGCTCGGACTCGTACCAGGTTCAAGCATCCAGTTTGCTACATAAACCGATTCTCCCGCATCTAGAAAAATTCTTATATAATATGGTATTGCCGGCCTGGCCATGTATGCGGTTATACTAGTTCTTTGCCACACGCCAACTGTTGCGGTTACAATAGACGAAGCAACAGTCGCGACACCAGAACCGAAAACATCGTATTCCTCAAATAAGATACTTACAGTAGGGCCGCCGGCGGGGGTTACTCCTCTTACGTAAAAAGAAAATGTATAGTAGCCTGGATTGATACGATCAGTGTTGTTTACTAGTACTATAAGCGTCGAAGCGCCACTCCACTGATCACCGGTAACAGCACCGTCTACAGGGCTAGCGATTACGTTGACCGAATATGTGCCGCTCTGCAGAACACCGGGCTGGGTTGTTGCACTTCTCTGCAACTGGCTGACCACTACGTCCTCAAGCAACTCGTAGTAAGGAGCTGGTGGGATTTTGGGTACAATTGGTACTGCCGTTGTCCGAACGGAAGCCCTTGTGGAACTATTAACTGCCAATATCGGTTGATTGATTGGCATTAAGTCACCTTGATATAGCGACTCCCGTCAGAGCTGACCATATAAAGCTCCACTACATCCTGCGTCCCATTGAAGAATCCAACAAGCAGGCCTGGAGCGGCTGGTGGATCTATGGTGGCTGCTAAATTCGGACGAGCGGGTAGCATAGTTATCGTTACATCTACGTCTTCGTAGATGGGCTGAGAGCTGATGTAGCCGGGATCAATTGGCATTGTTACCAGTTACTGTAGTAGATGCCGTTAGCAAAAGTTAGCTGCACAGCCCTCCCCGCTGGAATCGACGTTACTCCCAGTCGCCTTGTCGTGTATTGCTTTTGATTATAAGCAACAATACCTAGTCCATAGCTATTTAATTCCACCCATGTGCCGGTTACGCTGCCTTCGAAGTCACCCTTTATTGGCGTCCCGCTTTCTCTGGCCGAAATGTCCGCAACCCGATTAGCTGCGGAGGTTTCCAGTAGCGATTCAAGTAATTCCATTACACAGTATAATATCCAAATTGCTTGAGGTCAAAGTAGAAGACAGCCTGGTTTCCATTGCCAAGGTTTATGGTACTTTCTGTCTGAGCCACCGAAACCAATTGCCCTCCTCCGGTTGTTACGGTTGCAACCGAGAAGATTAAGTTTGAGCTAGCCGTAACAGTTGCACCAGACTGGTTGAGTGCTGTCTGTGTGATATTAATCGCGTCAGTGGCCGCATAACCATAACCAGGTTGATTTATTGTCACCACCCAGTCGCCTGTGGATGCGCCGAGGTTTGTTACAGTTAGGTTTACCGTGAGGCCCTTACCGCTTCCTACGGTTGTCGTGGGGAGGTTCGTGTATGTGCCATTGACGCCAGCCGATGGCTTGGTCGTAACGGCGCCCAGGGTTAGCGCATTCCCGTTGCCACGGCACAACGCCACATGGGAGAAGGTTAGACTAGTACCAGAGCCGTCATGGGTGAACACAGCGCCCTTTCGGGCTAGGCCGACGCCATCATCGACATAGCCAGCCACATCGCCAGAAACATATTTGAATGTTTGCCTGACGTATCCGCCTGTTCCGTACACGACTTCGCTCGACAGGAAGGTAGTATCGTTTGTAGTTCCGGGTGTATACGATGTTCCCGGCAGGTTTATCAACCTTGCTTCAAAGATATTATCTACGAAGCGATTAACGACCTGAGTGTTCAGCTCAGCACTCGATATCTTGGCCGCTATCGTCATCTTAGTAAATTAAAATCAGCGTAGTTTTCCTATGGGCCGAACAGGTTCGAATTAATCAACGTTGCCCCAGCCGTTACCAGGGTTCCATTTGCTCCAATCGGCAACGATCCGGTACTGGTCAGTGAGAGCAGGCTGCCAGGTTGCAAGATAAGGCCAGACACCCAACAGGTCGATGTCCAGCTAACGGCAATATCCGTTGGGACCACAGGAGTCAAGATGGAAGTCGATTCACTGAAGGGTAGGACGATTTTTGTTCCAAAATGAACTTTGATAACAAAAGCCAGCGGGCCTGTTGTTGTGTAGGTCTCACCGGTGATGGCCGGAGGCGTTACTACGTTGCTCGGTGGCGTTGGCGGGTCTTCGTCAAGCGACGGTATAGAATTCCCCTGCAGGTTAGATGGTGCCGTCAGGGTGCCGTTGGAGTCACCCACCCATATGCCGTTGGTTACTACCGCTGTCTCTGTTTGAGTAACCCCCCACACGCAAGCGTCCATGCGTAGAGCGAGTATCTTGTTCTTTTCTTGGTCGACAAATCTGAATGGCATCCCGGGTCGCCAGCCTGTAACGATTTCGGGCCTTAAACTTTCTCCAATCGTGTACCCCAACGAATCACCCTTAATGAATCGTATAAGGTAATTTGAGTACACATCAACTGCATCCAGTATCTCTTGAGAAGTTGGCAGCAGTAAAGGAACAGGCATCTGTTCCTCAACTACATAGGGACCAGCTTCCACCGGTGGTTCAACATATGTATCGACAAATATTGGATATTCAGATGTCTTTTCTTCCGTGCTGGCGGCAGTCTGGGCGACGCTGTCCGGAGCTATGGGTGCCGCTGATATAGTTCTGGACCTCCGGCGAGTTCGGGTAAGTACGCCATTTAATGCGTCCAGTGAACTGCGGAATATTCCTATTCCCTTGTCAGTAGGAGATGTCCACGTATAAGTGTCTTCTATGTTAACATCGTCAACATAACTATTCTCCGTAATCGTTCTAGAACTTCTATAGAATACACCATTCGGGGATGCCACTGAGACATTGGAAATATTGTCATGGATATTTAAAACTCCCTCTCCACCTCCGGGGAAATCACCATTAAAGTCAAGTATTACGTATGGGCCGACACCGGAGCCGTTGGCTGGGATAGAGTCCCAGTAGGCTGTCTGTATTAATACGGGCCACTCGTAGCCCGCATTTGTCGATACGTACCCGGATCCATATTGACAGACGGTTTCGTAAGTCTTTGTTGCCGAAATGTACTGCCAAGTGCATATAGTTTGCTGGCCCGCTCCCTTGCCCAGAATCGCTCCCAGTTGAGTAGAAAGATTACCGTTTGAGTCCCTCGACGATAGGTATAAGCGACCCCCGTCGACAAAGTAAGCACCACTTGAATTTGCCGCTTGTATTGCCGTTAACGCTTTTGACCTGTAGACAAGTGTTGTGCCACTCCCAACTCTGATTGTTCTACTTGTACTGCCATTTATGTAGTTAATTTCCGAAAATTCCCGAGGTAAGCCATCCACAGATCCTGCTCGCCAATCAAATGGTTGAGCAGCGGTTAGTATGTTGTCATAGTTGTCAACAACTGTCTTGACCAATTCACCAGCAGGACCGAAATAATTAGTGGTTTCGCTGTACCCTTGAAGGACTTCAGTCATTCCCTCAAAAGAGCAAGACCCATTCGGGTTGCAAGCCGTAGCCCATGTGTAGCGACAGTACGCAAAAAGGTCCGCAAAGTATTGGCCATTTAGTTCTACCGCTGGACCGTACTTATAGGACGTGGATTTGTTGTTTTGGTTCGCCGGGCCCTCATAGTAAGTAAGGTCAATAGCCCTGCTATAAGCCTCCACTATGCTGGGTTCCTCTGAAGTCTGATAACCTTCGTTGCACGCGATTAGGTCCGGGTTCCCGGCCGGCTCTCCGGGAGAGTTGCCACAGGCACTGGTTCTTCCTGCTATTGTTGACGTGGTGCTTATTCCATCTATAGCTCCCAGACCCTCTCCTATTCTTGCGAAGGTGGTGGCCGGATACTGAATGAAGTAATACGACTCGGTTATTGTCTCTTCAATTTTACTGGATTCGGAGCCCAGCAGGCCAGCAGCCACTTGATATGCCAGCTTTACCGTATCAGGAATCGCGCTCCCACCCAGCATCGGCGCGGCCGATAGGGCAGTCTGTTGCAAGACCGACACCCACTCGCCTGCTGCCGCAACATCTAGGGTATCGCCATCGAAGAATGTAACAACCTCCAGATCCCCTTGGTTATCCTGGTAGACAAATTGTCCAGCCGAGGCGAAAGATGCGGAGCAATTGCCCAAGTCTTGGCGCTCTGGTTCGAGGGGAAGTGGGACCAGTGGCAGGATTTCTGATGGATCGTCATTCAATGCCGCAAGCGTTAGTCTGCAACCGATCTGAACCTCAAGGGAACTTGATTCCGCACTGTAGCCCGTAGAGATTACATACAGGTAACCCCTGGGATGTCGTACAGGTGTAGAAGTTTCTGGATCTTGTATGTCCAGGATTACAGGGACTCCCCTCTTGAACTGATTTCTGTCATAGTCACCCAGGTCCTGACCAGCGGGATTCTCGCCAAGAATCAGCGATCCACTGGTCGAAACTATCCCGTTTTTAAAGGCAGTAGTATCAGAGACCTGCCATGACAAAAGATTTGAAGTATAATTTACTCCACCTATCGTAATCGAAGCAACCCGTGCCTGATTTACAATATAAGACATGTCAAATCTCCGTCAAGCCAAAGGAGACTATCATCATTGCCGGACCAAATTTCTGGTAGCTAGGTGCTGTACTAAAGACAGCATTAGTGGTAATAGAGGTCCCAAATGTTGAATCTATTACACCCAATGCAACAGCTAGCCCATCGGCGCGGTCAGTATCCCACGCCTTGTACATATCATCAAAGTCTGCTGCTGCTGCATTCATCAGTGGCGTCGATATTGCCCATATATGACGCTGGCTGTATGCCGTTCCCGTTAGTATCGCCGACCCACTTACAGAAAAACTGAAATTGTTAGATTCTGCATAAGACCTCGGCAAATTATCTTCGATAAATTTATCTAAGACAAAATTATATACAGTAGTCGCTGAAGATGTAAACGATATAGCAATGGTTGACATCTTTTACGCAGCGCTGGGCTAGTTTGCCAAAGGCGGCATATTGGCCAATGCCCTGTATTTATTTACATTATCAAGACCATAGCCGCCCAAATATCGATGTTTATTGTCGGCAAATGCTGCTCGAAAACTGTCGACCGAATTTACCGCAACCTCGAATACTCGATCGAACTCACTCAGTAATATGATCAGTACATCCTCCCCTGGGGAATCCTCCTCCAGTGCCTTTACTACTGCAATCCTGCAATATGCCAAGCAGTACATTAAATCTTCTTCCGACATTTCCTCTATTGGGCAATCTGGCAATATTGGACCCGGCACAGCAAGTGCATTTTCCCAATAGACCTTAGCGATATCTTCCGGTGATCCAAAAACAAACATTAACGGTACCTATTACGCTTGATCTTGGTTAATTCTACCAGAATGTCAGAGGCTGCTTTTGTTGTATTAGTAGACTGGATCGTTACGTTGTTTGTAACCCTGCCCTGAGGCGCTCCAAGGGCTGCGCCGAGTACTTTAGCGAGGGAATTATCACGCTTGGCCGAGGAGCTCCTTACAGCCGCTGTAGCGCCACTGTTGACGCGTGTGCCGCCAGTCGGTATATTTAGGCCGGCAGTGATATGGGCCGGGATGATGGCGCCAGCGCCAGGGGCGGTCCACTGGCCCCACGCGGGAGCATTGATATACGAAAGCCTGCCAGTATTGCTGAGGAATGCCTCACGGCCAAGCTCGTTAACCGTATACGTCGTACCTCCAGACACAGGGCCGCCCGCCCAGTTCGAATCGCCTGGTAGCCGCAATTGGAGAGAAGGATCCCTTTCACTTGACCCGCTATTGCTAGCAGTGCTACTAGGGCGCCTTTTCGTCGGCTTGTTCAATTCTGCCGTTATTTTTTTCTCGGTCTCAAGTATGGCGTCCGCCCAGCCAAGTCCGTCCTTCAATTTATCATTATACGCCTGCCTTGCAGCCGCAAGTTTATCCTCTTCCGTTTTAAGTTCCTTGGTTTTATTTAATATTTCAGTTTGTAATGGCAGAATTTTGGCCGCATATTCATCGGTTACTTTCTTCTTGTCGGCCTCGGCCTGTTCTTCAGCCAGCCTGTTCGCCTCGCGTCGCTTGTCTATTTCCTGCTGAATTTTATCCAGCTCTTTCTCTCTTTCTAGCTTGCGCTGGTAATCAGCCTCTTCTCGTTCGATTTGCTGCTGTTTTCTTTGCTCTTCTTTTGCGGCCCTTTCCGCTTCTATTTTTGCAAGTTCTGCTTCTTTTTGTTGTTGAAGTGCAGCAATTTGCTCCTCTCGCGCCAATCTCTCAAGCTGGGCTTTAGCTTGAAGCCTGTCACGTTGCGTTTCGCCTTGGGATGCCTCCCTTTGCAAGTCTCTTTTGTCTAATGCCGCTAATTGTGACTCGGCGGCAGTTGGGCCCTGGAGGCGATTAATTTTCTGGTCATAAACCTTGGCGACGGCTGCCGCCAGCTTGGCCAGGCGCTCTATTTCTTGATTGTAGGCACGATCCTGTAATTGGCGGCTCCTTTCTATTGCTGCATCTTGAGCAGCATAACGCTTTTCTGTTGCCGCCTTGGTCCTCTCAAGCCCCTCTATCTCTTTGTCCCTTGCCCTCGTAGTTTCTTGCGTTGTTTTATCAATTCTTTCTATTTCCTTGTCCCTTTCGCCTTCAAGATCTTTTATCTTTGTTTGATTTCTTTCTTTTATAGCCGCTAGTTCTTCCTTTAATTTCTCTACATACTTCGCTGATGCGGCAATTTGCTTATTGTATTGCGAAACATCAACGCCGGCAGCGGCAGCCTTTGCCAGCGTAGCTATTTTTAATGCCTTGTTTGCTGCAATTTCTCCTCTTGTAACAGCAAGCAGGGTTTCATGTGATTTCCTGGAGGCTTCAGTTGTTGGCAGTTCTTTTTGTAGCGATTGCAGGTAAGCATTCAGTTGAGCATCATTTTCATCATAAGCTGCCACCAATCCTTTGGTGCTTTCCGCAAGCTTGGCGGTTGATTCCTTGCTACCATCAGATGCTGCTATCTGCTTCTTGAATAGCTCAATGTTTTCTACCATTGCGGAGCGGAACTCCTGCTGGCCAGCGACAAGTTTCGCGGTCTCGGCCTGGAATGAAGCTTGCTCTAGATTTAATTGCTGGAAACCAGGGATCAGTGAACCAATTGTGTTTATAAACCCTTGGAAGAAATTGACAAAACCATTAGATCTTTCCGCTAGTTTGGCCTGCTCTGTTGCCGTTGCACCAACCGCACTCTTAAGTTGGTCATAGGATTGAGTTGCGGCCGCAAGTGAAGTCTTGGTTCTTTCATTGACGGCATTTACACCTGATTGAGACTTTGCCCAGCCGTCGAATGCAGCGGCAAGTGCTCCAATGATTACTGTTGGTCCAGCAAAGGCCCTCAGCCCGCTGGCAGCTACCTTGAATCCCCCAGCAAGTCCCTTAAGGGGTGCGGCAATGCCGGTCAGGGTGGTCCTAGCAGCGCCAAGTCTTTGAGTATAGGTCGCCCATTTTGTGCCGGCATCGAACGCTTTCTGACCGCTTGCAACCAGGTTTCTATTGATCGGTGCAAGTTTTGCGGCAGCCTTGTCGGCCATCCCGCCAGAGTTCTGCAACGCCTTTGCGTAAATCTTCCAATTAGAAATAGCGCCAGTGACTCCGGTACGGAGCCCCCCGACAGCACTGCCCACACCTTTTATGGCCGGTCCGATTCTGCTTAAGACCGGTCCGGTCCCCAACAGGTACTTGCCAAATTGTGCTACTTTCCCGCCTGCTGCGCCGAGGACTGTGCTGAATGCGTTAATGGCTTTGCCACCGGCAGTCACCGTACCAAATCTACCGGCCGCTACGGCCGCAGCATTGACAGCACCCGTAAAGCCAAGCGCGGACAGCGCCCCCTTGCTGAGTGCGACACTGAAGGCTATCGCTCCTATAACGGCCTTGGCCAGAGCGCCAACCAGCAGAATGGCTAATATTAGGCCTATCGCTTTTGCTACCGGCTCTATTTCCAGTAACTTGCTTACAAATTTTGCAAACGGATCGAGGATTTGGACTAATATTTTGATTAATTCTGTCAATACTTTCAACAGTTCGACGAACCCACTGCCTACTGCACCCAAGATGGCGCCAAGTGCTTTTACAGTCTCACTCTTCGCTAGTGCTGCAAATAGGTCAGTGATAACAGCCTGAAGCTGTAGGCCGGCTTGGATTGCAGGCTTGAAGCTGTTTCCCAGTTTCTCCAGTGAAAGTTGGTTTATAGTTGCTATTTTTGACTGAATCTGCTGGGTGGTTACGCCAACAGTGCCAAAAGCATTGGCAGCATCAAGGGCACTCTTTCCAAGCTTGCCGTAAACCAGTGCAGATTTATCTAGTAATGGTAACGTTTTCAGCAGAACAGCATTCGTAATTTCACCATTTTCGACCATCTCACCAAACGCCTGTGACGTGACGCCAAGCGCATTAGCGAAATCAACACGAAATGCCTGGTCTGCTTCAGCGATTTGCTGGTTTAGTTCTTCTGAACGTAGGGCGCCCTTGCCGAATGCCTGAATGATTGCGTTCGTGACCCTTTTAGCCTCGTCTGCAGTCTTGCCAAATGCCGCAAATCGTGAAGACAATGACTGCGTAATCTTTGATACGTCATCCAGAGATCCGCCGGACTGTAGGATTACAGGTGAAAGCTTAAGGAATCCTTCCCTTACAGTATTAAGGTCAACGCCAAGATTTAACGCAATTCGCGATGCTTCGGCCAGCGCCTTAGTTCCGCCACTTGCTCCTTGTCCAATCGCCTGAAACGTAAGACCTATTTGTTCAACCCCTTTCAGTGAGTTGACAAGCGTATTAGCTAAGGCAGTTACCTGCTGGATGATAATCGATACGCTCTGGAATCCATTTACCAGCTCACTGACGCCTCTGCCGAAAGACTGCAGGCCCTGTACATTAAGACCTATCTTAACTCGATCCCAGAATGAACTAGCACTAGCCAGTTGCAGTGCCCTATTGAGCTCTAATACCTTCCGGTTTTGTGCTTCCCATACGGGATTTATCGTTATAACCCTTTTGCCATATTTATCAACGCCTTCTACAAGTTTTTGAGTTTGATCCCTGGTCTGCTTTGTTGTATTTAATATTTGTTGCAGATTAGTCTTGCTGCCATTCTGGACCTTATTTGCTTTATCATATGCTTTAGCTATATCATCTACTAATCTTATCTGCTCTTCCGCCGTTACCCTAAGCTCCTTTCCGTCTACCTGCAGCCTTAATTTAGCAGTGGCCTCTATACCGAGGGCCTTGGCGACTTCATTCGCTGCTGCCTTGCCTTCCCTGACAAACGTGTCAAAAATCTGCTGGATCGCCTGCGGTGAGACTGAGGGATCAATTAGAAGATTGACGACGCTTGCCATTGAGCTCAATAGTCTTGTTTAGACTGCCAAGAAAAAACCCCCGTTTCCGGGGGTTGATAGCTCCTGATTTTTATTGGCTCAGGGGGTGGGGCTAGGAGCGGGGTTGGCGTCAAGGTCAATACGGTAAGCCCCGTAGCCTTGAAGGGTGGCCTCCCAGGACACGATAGCGCCGGCCTCGATCGACTCGGTATAGCCACTCAGGGTGCCGTAGCCATAGATGGTCTCATCGGTGCCCGTGGGGCCCACACGAGCGAACTTCACGCGAAGGCTGTCAGCCACAGTGTTCTGCTCAGCAAGGCGCAGGATCTGGTAGCCAGCATCCTTGAAGTCAGCCACGCCAGACAGCGACACGCTCCAGGTCTTGGAAGTAGGCACCGACAGGTTGAAACCCTTGGTCTCGTCGTCGTAGGTCAGGATTTCTTCCGAGTTGGTATCGGTTTCCAGGGCTGCATTGGTCAGACCGTACAGACGGGCCACCTTGTCGAGGCCGTCCATGTCGAAGGCGGTGCCGGCAACCGTGAAAACGCCGTTGGTGTAGGTGACCGAAGAGGTCGGAGCGAGCACGTTGGCGTTAGAGGTGCCAAGGTTGATGAATGCAGTACTGCCGGAAGTACCGGTACCCGTGGTGATGCCAGTGAAAGCCGTATCTACATCGGCGGAGGCCAGGGGCATAATGTACACATTATAGCCAAAGGCCGCTGAAAAGTTTGCCATGGGACTGATTTAGCGGGTTGAACCCAAGCGAAACGATAAAGCGGTTACCCCGCTATTATTATTTTGCCAAACTATTGTT